TTATTCCGTTATTTTTGTGGCATTTGTGGCAAAATTTGTGGTATTTTCATCCGTTTTTAGTGTGAAAAAAGCATCTACTTTAGACTGATTATGTTGACGTAAATTAGAACTTAGGTGGCTATAATATTTTAATGTTGTATTAATATCATCATGACCAAGTCTATCAGCTACATAAATGATATCCATGCCTGCCTCAACGCATAGTCCTGTGTGAGTGTGTCGTAACTTATGCAATGTCACTGGTTCAGAATTAATTGTACTGCATATCTTTTTCAACGCTTTATTACATGATGCGTTATCCACTGGTTTATTGTGATAGGTGATGAATAATAACATTTGTGGATTTTTTATACCATATTCTTTTATATAAGCAGAATGCCACGCGAGATAAGACTGTAAATATTGAATGGTGGAGTTATCAATATAGATCACTCGAGATTTTTTTGTTTTAGTATCAACAAAACTATTAGTGTATTTATAATCCCAAGCTTTGTTCACTGATATAGAACGTTTAGTGAAATTAATATCTTTCTTTGTTAGTGCAATAATTTCTTCGAAACGCATTCCTGTTTGTACTGCTAGAAAGATAACTGCTCGTGATATCGAATGAAAATTTGCAAGTTCTTCTAATAGTAAATGAACCTTGTCGGTTTCCATAAATTGTGCTTTTGTTTTTGCCACATCATGTCCGCTTATATGAGCGCCTATGGCTGGGTTTTTCTTCATGTAGCCTAAATGGACAGCTTTATTAAAAATCGCTCTAATTTTGCGGTGCCGGGTGTCTACAGTGGATATTGCATAGTCTACAGATAAATGATTAATAAATTGTTGATACTGCACAGCATCTATGGAATTAAGTTTTCTTTTTTCGCCAAAATAATCAACAAATTGATTATAAGCTAAGTCATATAAATTAATTGTTGATTGACTACTTTTACCTTCTTTAAAAGTTTTCATAAATAATTCGTAAAACTCTTTGAATTTCCACTCTTTTAAAGAACTACTATCATGTTCAGCTTGTTTTAATAATTTAGACGCTTTATACATTAAGTTTGTTTCACTTGTATCTGTCAAACGCTTTTCTTTCCATTCACCGTCGACTTTGATGCGCAAACGAACGGCGTATTTTCCATTTTTTAACTTTTTAATTTTCATTAATAGCACCACCTCTTTGATTTGGAACGTATGTTCTTTTGAAGGGTACAGCAAATTATGTTAAAATGAATTTGCATACTCCTATGTGTGTATTTAAAACGCTTGTCTCTTGCGGGGAGGGCGTTTTTTTAGTTTGTTAATGTTTTAATTGCATTCGTATAGCTATCATCCAAGGATTCCAATGCAATCTCGAACTGGTTATAATAGTAATCAATATCTTTGGCACCATCGAGTTGCTCGTTTACGTAATCTTCAATTGATGCGAGAGTAGTTATTGCTTCTTTCCAATAATCATATGCTGCGTCAGAATATTTATCAGACTTAACGTCGCTAAGCATTGAGCTCGAATGTTCAGAACTTTCGTCACTTAAATTACTAATTACAGTTAACTCTTGTTTTAAATTACTGCTATCATCATTTTTAATATCATTATTGATAGATGGAATTAAAGTATTTCTTATGCTATTTTGCATATCTTCTATGGCATTTATATTGTTTTTTTTGTTTAATGTTGGAAGGCTTTTTTCGAAATCTTCATCACTTGCAGAACTAGTGTCGTTTACATCATCATAGTTTGTATCCTTATTTTCTCCGTAATAATTTGTATTTGAGGAAGCCTCTTGTTTTTTAGGAGTTTCTTTTTTTGGGGCATCAGTATTAGTAGCAATAAAAACGCCACCTAAAAAGAATAAAAACGATAAGGGGATGACAGCTAACTTAGATATATGTTGATACTTTTTAAAATTCATTTTTCCAGACAATAGTAATAAAAATATATAAATCAATGCCATTGCGATGATCCAAAAAGAAAATATTATGAAAAAATTACTGTCAGAGATATCTGCAACGAAAAGCCATAAAGTATAACTAATGGCTAAAAAAGTTATACCTTTCATTAATTTTTTTGATCTATCATTTTTCTTAATTGCTAATACAAAGAAAACTATACTAACTATCAAACTGGCTAAAAATAACAATCCAAAACTCCACATTTTCATTCTCTCCCTTTATTTAATTTTATCTAAAACTTATAGCATGAGTGCCTAACAGGCTACAATCTGAATACTACTCCTGAAAATAACTATATACCCATTGCATTCTACAACGTTCCCATGCTTACTTTTATAATACTCGATAGAATGTTTTAAAAATTCTTCTGTAACTTCTAAAAAATCCGCAACCTCGTAGTACTCAGTAAAACCTTCATAATAAGCATCAATAATTTTACGCAAAGGTACTAGTGACTCATAGCCCCAATTTCTAGCAAGATTTTCCTGTTTTCTATCATTAACTGTTTCTTGTTTAATAATATTACCAACAGTCAAATGATGATGTCCAACTTCCTCTGCTAATGTACAGCGCATTTCAATATCATTTTGTTGAGGATTTACGAATATTCTACTATTATAATATAATCCTTTGTGAACTTCCTGCATATTTTTGTCTTCAATGATAGTTAGTTCAGGATATCGCTCTCTGTATTTATCTAACCACATAAATCCATCTCATTTCTTATTTATATTTTTGTTGAATGAAATCAATATACTCAAGAATTTTTTTCATATCTTCTTCTGTTGCCGCGGGATCAATGTGAGCTGCAAGTGTTGCCGCTTCTTCTGTAATTTCGTTTCCAATTTGAGGATTGTCGGTTCTTCCTAATAAATAGTCCACAGATACATTAAAGTAATCAGCAACTACTTGTAATCTATCCACGCTTGGAGTTCTATTTTTCCATTGATATATTGTATTATCGGGAAGTTCTAATTCATTTTCTAACATAGTAACGCTTATTCCTCTTTTTTTACAAAGTTTTTTTATCACTTCTAACAAAGTCATGCCAACGATTCTCCTTAACTTAGATATAAAATCTAATAAAAATATTAGTAAATCTATTGACAACTAAAACATTTATTAGTATTATATATCCATAAGCTAATTATTTAGCTAAACGAGACAACAAACAACCCCATAAAATATCGTTCCCCAACGACTAATGGCTTTTGATAAGGCTTGTTTAACTATGGATATATACTAACAAATATATTAGTATTTGTCAACAATCTGCTAAATAATTAGCTAATAAGATAGAAAGGAGAATGATGTAATGAAAATACCTAAAAGACCAAACTTTAATAAAAGACCATATCCCTCAAATGAAGAGATTGAAGAATGGCACGATTTCATAACATTCGTATTGACACGTAGTTCGCTTATAGTTTCGATAATTTCATTGATAGTTGTAATTTACAGATCCTGATAAAATAGTCCACTGTTAATCAATGAGAGCGCAGCATATAAGATTATTAAACAAATTATAGAAAGGAGTGATGGAGAGGTGAACAAAAGATATTTAAAAAGAAAAAAACCAACATTCAACAAATTGAAGTCGGTCTTTACAAAAATTATGAAATTAAAGCTAAGTATGGAGCACCGGAAATTGACCTAAGCAAAGTTAAAAGAATTGTCATAGTCTTCTAAAATAATTTAACGCCTCATCTAAAGCCTCTTGGAAGCCAGGAGTACCAATATTAGAAAAATAATCCCTGATTTCATCTTCGCTTTTGCTTTCTGTTGGGAAATTACCATCTAGTTGAACATCATGAGCTAGATCGCCTAAAGGACTATTTTCGCTAAGGTAATAAGTTATTAAAAAATCATAAAAAGTCATCTGCAATCACCTTCAATCAAAAATAATTATATCACGTGAAAACCAAAACAAGAAAGGAGCAAAAACATGTCAGTAGAACATCAGCGTTTTGCGGTTGCAGTATACGCAAAACTAAAAGCAATAAATATGAAACAATCTGATTTAGCAAAAATGTTAGGTATTAGCAATCCTTATTTATCAGATATCATAAACGGCAAAAGAGACGCATCGAAAGTTAGAAAAGAAATTGCGGAAATTTTAGAAATAGATGTTGATTAAAATAGAAAGGAGAATAAGAAAATGGGTCGTCCTGTGAAAAATAAAAACAGGCATGTGAATTTCCTGTACGGTGTATGGACGTTAGAAGATTTTGCGCAAGCTAGTCCACGAAGTTATGGATGGTGGTTAGATAACATTAAAGACTTTCCAGAGCTTGCAGAATTTAGTAACTGGGCTACAAAGAATCAACGTGAAGCGTGGGCATTCGATGCAGTAAAAGCAAATGATTGGCTGATTAAAAAATTTGTATATAAGGAGGTCTGAAAATGATTGATGAAGTCGAAATACTACTTGCTGAAATACGAAAATACGACCCAAATTACGTTCCAAAATCGGTTGGAAAATATTTGCTAGTTGAACTTCAATCAAGGCATTTAGATCATCAAATTAAATATAAGAAAAGACCAAAGTACAAGCATAGATTTGCGAATTCGATTGAGCGGCATTGGTAAAAGAAAAACCCACAGCTATAAATAGTAAGTTAGAGCTTACTAAAACTGTGAGTTACGAAATAATATTTGTATTAATTATAGCACAGATGTGGAGATAAGAGAATGAAAAAATTTTTAAATGAACATGAAAGTAAGCTACTAGTATTTCTGTTTTGTTTCCAAGTCGGAGCATTATTATCAGTCACATATATTGTAGCAGAGTGGATTAAAATATTCTTGAAATGAGGTTTTTAAATGAAGTTATTACGATTTTTTGGGCTAATAAGTATTGATGAAAACGGAAATGAATATATTGAAAAATCAGATAGATACACATTGGTTTGTTTAGCTTTGACTGTGTTGATCGCACTTGTTGTAGGAATCGGTGGATTGATATTAAATGGCTGAATTAATAATGATTGTTGCTTTGATACTTCTATTAATGCTGCTTGCAAGGAATGATAGAGAATGAATGTAGAAAATCCGCTGATAGTAGACGATTGTTGGGACGATGGATTTCGACATTGAAGGAAATAATTTAAGTGAAATGGAGACCTACAAAATGATAAATAAAGTCATGCTTTTATTAATAATATTAGCAGCAATCTTTGGAAATATATATTTTTATATTATTAACAGGCAGTTGTCACTTACCTATTTGATTTATTCTCTTTTAATATGTACTGTTATGACTTTTCTATTATTTCTCGAATAATCGGTAATACTGATTGTTCTAAACAATTTGTTAGTAAATTTTAAGAAAAAAATAGGAGGTGTTTAAGTCAATGCAAAAAAAGCAGAATCATATGGAACTTATGGAAGAAATAAAATCAATAAAAAAGCTTTTAATAAAAACAAATAGCATAATTGCCGACGAGTTCGATTATGAAGAACATTTAATTGATTATATGGACAAACTTTTTTATGTTAACGCCGGCGCTCACCCTGACCAAATCTATCTTGTAGGTAAACTTAATGGCGGTAGAGAGCTTCATGTACCACTATATCGAAGTTAAAAGTTTTACGTGATGTGATTACTTGAAGTTTATTTTCGCCTACACGAACTTGCCCTTTATCATAGAATTTGAAATACAAGTAACCTCTAACTGACGAATAAGGGTCGAGTTTGATTATTGGCTTTAAAGTATACGTACCAATGGAGCATGGCAGATTTAATAATTAAAAATATGCCTATGCATAAAAGTTACTTAGAACCATTTTGCGGTTCATGTGCCGACTTATCAAAAGAGGACGACAGAGAAAGGGCTAAGAGTTATTAAAATGGATTAGGAGGAAGCAGAATGAATCAAGCAGAACTAGATGTCGTTATAGAAAAGCATGAGAAATGGTTACGTGATGGACATGGAGAACGTGCAGATTTAAGTGGTGCAGATTTAAATGGTGCAAATTTAAATGGTGCAGATTTAAATGGTGCAGATTTAAATGGTGCAAATTTAAATGGTGCAGATTTAAGTTATGCAAATTTAAGACGTGCAGATTTAAGTTATGCAGATTTAAGTGGTGCAAATTTAAGACGTGCAGATTTAAGTGGTGCAGATTTAAATGGTGCAAATTTAAATGGTGCAAATTTAAATGGTGCAGATTTAAGTTATGCAAATTTAAATGGTGCAGATTTAAGTTATGCAAATTTAAGACGTGCAAATTTAAGTTATGCAAATTTAAATTGGATCAATTGGCGGGATGTTGTCGGTCTAACTGTAATAGCTGTACAAATTAATACTACGAGAAAAAACAATCAAATCACGTATATCAAAGAGCTGGAAATCTGGACGACTGGATGTTTTCAAGGAACTTTAGAAGAATTGAAAGATTCTATTGAGCAGACTCACGCTAGCAATGACTTTTTAAAACGTAGATACTATCGCGCGATTAATTATATTTTGACGGAAGCGGATTTTGAAGAGGATTTGGAGGAGGAAAACAATGAAATTTAAAAAAGGCGATCTAGTAGAAGTTATTTGGCGTAGTGAGTTATATCGAGGCGCAGTAACGCAAGTTGTAGAAGTAACAAATGAAATAGTAGTTAAATTAGCTAAGAAGCCATCAATAGATTATTTATTTAAAAAAAATCAAGTTAGCAAAGTCGAACTTGTGAAAGTGCCGAAATTTGTAGCTGATGCAATCGGTACCTTCCAAGATGAGGGAGACAGTCGCGCTGTAGCAATTGACTACGAGGTATATACAGATGAGTTGGTTAAAGAACTGTCACTAGATAGAAAAATGCGTGGGTGGCTGTGGGAGACGTCTAATCAAGAACTATTCGCACGAGCTTGGATGGGGGAGTATGAAGTTGAGCAAGAACCGCTTTATTACATCAAAGCGATAGATAGTTATTCCGGTTATGTCAATCTCAACCTAAAAACAGGTACCTATACTATGTCTACTAACGGGGAGTTCGATGGGTATAAAACTAAATTCACTGAATCAGAAATAAAAAATATAGACACACGATATTGGGATTTCGCTGTGCCTGTTGAAGAAGTGGAGGAGACAGAATGAAAATTAAAATAAACGAAGATTACGTAATTAGAAGCAGTCAATATCAATATGTATTATCAAAGCCAAAAGGACCAGATAAAAACGGAGCGGAACAATATAGTGATATTGGCTATTTTCCTACTGTAGAGAAAGCTTTAGACGCCTTTACTGAACATCACATCAGAACATCAGATATTAGTAGTTTTGAAGAATTGTCATACGAAGTGAAAATGGTAAGGGAATTGCTGACCGAGATAAAAAGTAAGTTGGAGGTACTCAAATGAGTAAAACACATGAACTAAAAATATTGTCAGAATACTTCTGGGACATCGCAGAAGGGCGAAAAACGTTTGAGATTAGAAAGAATGACAGAAATTTCCAAGTTGGAGATTACCTGATTTTAAAAGAATTTAAAGAGGAAAAACATACCGGATGGAAGATAACCGTAGAAGTTACCTACATCACAGATTATGAGCAAAAAGAAAATTATGTGGTGATGGGAATAAATCCATTGAAAGGGAAGGTGCAAGAATGGGAATAAATATTTCTTTATACAGTTATGATTATGAAGCACTTGTGGAAGGTATTAGTTACGATTTACGACGTATTGACTTGCATGACAAGATTCCTGATAGCTCTAAAAAGAGTTATTGGCAACTAGAAAGCCGATACGAATTAGTAATGGAGGTGGCGGAATGAAACAAGGGCAATGGATGTTAAACGGTAGTTACGGCGGGCGATGGGAATCAATCACATATTTTGATACAAAAGATGAGGCTATCGAGCATGGTATCAACTTGTTAAAAAAGTATAATCACAACACGCATGACGAAAAAACTCGCAATCAAGTGATGAATGATTTAACTATATATTCATATTACAATGAACTGATTTATACTTTTTTTGTTGGTGAAATTGAGGAAATAGCGTTTCCAGACGAAACCGACAGTCTGCTAGAGAACATAGCAGAGCGAGTATGTGAAGTGGCTGGGGAGTATTCTGAGGGCTATTTGGACGATGTAACAGAAGAACACAGAGAAGAATTACAGAGTTTTATCTACAGGTGGGCGAAACAGCGTGGTTATTTACCTGAGTGCTTCCTAATAAGGGAAATAGAAGAGATTGATATAAGAAATTTTGAAGAGGTGTCGGAATGAAACATAAAATAGTTCAGGTAGGTTTTCTTGCAGATAAAGGAGAAGAACTTATTAAGCTTCTTGATGACGGATGGAAAATCCTGACAGCTACTTATGTGGGAGATAATATTGAGCAGATGGGTGGGCTTGTACAATACGTACTTCGGAAAGAGGCGGAGGAATGAAGTACCGACAACATGAAACATATTCCTTTCAGTCAAGGCGTTTAAAACGATCTGTAAGAGTGTTACTACTTAAAATATTAAAATGTTTGAAAGAGGTGTCGGAATGAACGAACAAGAAGCAAAGAAGATTATCCTGGAATGGTTGAAAGAAAGCAGTGAATTTTTGACACCCATCAGACTATTCTTTGACTTAGAAAACATAAATAGCAAAGCTCCTCGGCAAGTTGTAGAGGCTTACCTTGCAATCGAAAATAGAAAAGTAGAGTACGAACTACTAGCCGAATTTGCCGCGTGGGGATTAAAAGAGGTGACGAAATGACTAAGACAGATGAGTGGTTCGAGTTTGAGGAACATAGGTTGCACAACAAAAATAATACAGTTGCAAATCAGTTAAATGAATTATCAGAAACACACGAAATTATAGAGGTACACTATACTTCTTTTAGTTCGTCAGACTGGAATGTGTTAGCCGGCGGAACAACAGTGGCGCTAGTACGAGCGTGCAAGAGAGAGGTGGCGGAATAATGTGTGAGTATTGTACTAGTGATAGCACAACACTAGAACTGGACAGTGTTGGCGATTATGCACATGTGAAATTGGAAAGTTGTACTAACTTTTTAGGGGATTCTGTGCATTGTTTAGCAGTTGAAGAAGCGGAAGGTTATCCCAGATTTTACACAGAAATCCATATAAAATATTGCTCAATGTGCGGAAGGAGTTTGGAATGAAAAAAGTCGGATTTTATTTTTCCAGAGAACCTGACGAAGCACGTTCAAGCTGTCCGGAATGTGGTTGGATGAATACAACTTCTAATGCAATAGCTATTTTTGAAAGTATAAAAATTAATCGTCCGGTATATGTGCAATGCGAAGTTTGTAAAACATGGTACAACATCGGCGGAGACGTTGAAGAAGGAGGATGACGAATGAAATTAAAAATCAATGACGATTACGTAATAAGAAATAGTCAATTTCAATACATCTTATCCAAGCGAAATGGCGTAGACAAAAACGGAACAGAAATTTTCAAAGACGTTGGTTATTATCCATCTATTGATAAAGCTTTACAGGCATTTGTGGACTATCAAATTAAAACTTCTGAGATAAACAGCTTTGAAGAATTAGCAAGTGAATTAAATGCTATCAGAGAATTGCTAGTTGATATTGCTAGTAAATTAGAAATTACAATTCCATCAACGGAGGAAGAAAAATGAAAAATATAACTCAAGAATATGTGGAAGGCGTCAAAGATCATAAAGGATTTACTGTGATTAAAGCGCCGATAGTTTCTGAGGCTGTGGCAAATTGGTTCGAAGAGAATAAGAACAACTTAGAAGTTAACCTATTTTATTATATTTACAATCTCGACGAAAAACGTGAAAACGAAGATGATTTCTTTGCGTTTATAGTTGACGACTATGTAAAACCGCTAGAAACTTTAGTATCTATGCAATACGGCTATTATGTGCAGAAGGAGGCAAGCGAGAGAAGAGCGGCATCTAGCGCTAAAAAAGAATTTGCTAGAGAGTTGCAGAATTTAATAAACGACCACAAAGGCAATTTATCAAAAGCAACAGTTCTTAATTACATTGAGCAAATAGAAGATGTCGGGATTGGTATTTATTCATAAAAATTAGAGGAGGAACTAAAATGACAAACTATCACATTGTACTTTACGCAGAATCAAATGGAGTCAAAATATTATTCAATGATTACAGCAAAGAAAATATTACTTTTGAGGAACTTAAAACATCTATTCTAAGACGACTAGGCAATGTGGACTCAGTGAATCGCATCAATAGAGATAAAGTTAAAGCGAAACAAATCATTACAAATTCAACTTCAATAAAAGATATGACAGAAAAAATTAACTTCGAAACAGAGTTACATCTTGATGTAAGGGAGGTATGAAAAATGACAAAACAAATCATCATTAACGAAGCAAACAGTTTACTTCACAGAAAAAGCAAAGAATTGAGTAAATCAATCATTAAAACACCAAAAGACCTAGAAAGATTCGCGATTGGTTTGGATAAATTATCGCAAGATATGTGGGACTATAAAAACGAATTGGAGGCGATCAAATGAGTATTTTTGCTGGCGATAAGGTAGAGGTGCAGGATAGAACTGGTGTAGCAGAATTATGTGTCGACGGAGAGCAGTTTCATGTTCTGATTAATAATAATGGTTTGCTTACTGTTGAAGATGAAGACGGATTTTCATCCTTTAATATACCAGCAACTCAAGTGAAAAAAGTGAAAGTGGATAGTGATGTTAAATTAATAAATGAGCTATATGACCAATCAGATTCTGTAAATTTATATATATATGATGTTGATAAAGATAAAGCTAAGTTGTTTGTATCTAATGTAAATAAGCCACGATTTGATGAAAGAAACAATGTGAAGTGGTATTCTGCATCAAAAGATAAAATAACCGCAACAGCATTTTTGAAAGGGGATGATTAAAATGTCAACATTATATTCAATTCAAGGGAAATATCAACAGTTGTTAAATCTAGCGGAGCAGCTTGATCCGGAACTATTAAAAGATACACTTGAAAGCATTGATGATGAATTAGAAACGAAAGCAGAGAATGTAGCATTTGTCATTAAAGAACTGGAAGGTCAATCACTTGTTTTAGAAACAGAAACGAAGCGTTTAGCTGAACGGAAAAATACTATTAATAATAATGTGAAGCGACTGAAACAGTCATTATTTGATGCAATGATAACTGCTAAAAAGCAAAAAATTAAAACAAACTTATTCACATTGGATATTCGGAAAAATCCGCCAAGTGTCATTGTAGAAGACGAAAGCAAACTACTGAACTATCTAATCGAACAACCTAAAAAATTAGATAAAACAAAATTAGGCGATGATTTGAAAAAAGGCATTGAGGTACCAGGTGCGAAAATTATTCAAACAGAAAGATTGCAAATAAGATAAGGAGGGATTTGGTTGGAATTTATTCAATCGGAAGAAATGAAGAGGTCAGAGTATTTTAATATTATGATTTATGCCAAACCAGGCGCAGGTAAAACAACTACAATTAAATACTTAAAAGGTAAAACATTAATGTTAGATTGCGATGGCACGTCAAAAGTTTTAAGTGGGTTGCCTGATATCACAATTGCAACATTGAATCCTCGTAATCCCGTGCAAGACATGGCAGATTTTTATGGATATGCAAAAACACACGCGGATGAATACGACAATGTAGTAATTGATAATTTGAGTCATTATCAAAAACTGTGGTTAATGTTCAATGGAAGAAATACTAAATCAGGGCAACCGGAGCTACAACATTATGGGATATTTGATACACATTTAATTGATATGATTTCCGTATTTAATAACTTAGCAAACACAAATATTGTTTATACCGCATGGGAAAATACACGACAAATTCAATTAGAAAGTGGTCAACTTTATAATCAGTTTTTACCGGATATTAGAGAAAAAGTAGTTAATCATGTGATGGGAATTGTTCCAGTAGTTGCGAGATTAATACGAAATCCTGAAACTGGACAACGAGGCTTTCTACTCACAGAGAATAATGGTAATTTTGCAAAAAACCAGTTAGATAATAGAGAATTTTCCTTACAAGAAGACCTATTCAAAATCGGTGATATTGATGCTAAAGCTTAGAGAATATCAACAAGAAATTATAAACGATGTAAAGGGGGCTTTTTTACAGGGATATAATAGACCGTGCGTCGTTGCTCCCTGTGGGTAGGTGCAGGTAAATCGGTTATTTTATCGGAAATAATTCGTATGACAACACATAATAAAAACCATGTTCTTTTCCTAGTCCACAGAAAAGAGTTGATTGACCAAATCAGAAACACACTCATTATGAATGAAGTGGATATGAGTTACGTCAAATTGGGAATGGTTCAAACGATAGTTAGACGTCTAAACAAAACTTCGGAGCCTTCGTTAATCATAATTGATGAAAGTCATCATGTGTTAGCAAATAGCTATAAAAAAATAATTCATCACTTTTCTAAAGCGAAGGTTGTTGGATTTACTGCAACACCCGTAAGAATAAATGGCGGTGGTCTGGGTGATATAAATGACACATTAATCGAAAAAGTTAATGTTAAGTGGTTAATAGAAAATCAGTTTTTAGCATCTTACAAATACTATGCTCCTGAAATTGTTCAAACAGAGTCATTAAATGTTAAACGAACTGGCGAATTTGACATGACAGGTCTTGATGATCAATTCAATAAGAAAATGATTTGGGGGGATGTGATTAAACATTATCAAAAATTAGCTAACGAAGAGCAGGCAATTCTTTATGCTAGTTCGATATATCAAAGCGAAAAAATGGCAGCTAGTTTTGAACAAGTGGGTATCACTGCAGCACATATTGATGGCAAAACACCAAAGGCGGAACGCGATCACATTATCCAACAGTTTCGAAATGGCGAGATTAAAGTGCTATGTAACTTAGATTTGATTGGCGAAGGATTCGATGTGCCAGACTGTTCTACTGTGATTATGTTACGCCCGACACAGTCACTATCACTGTATATCCAGCAATCAATGAGAGGGATGCGATACCGAACTGGCAAAACAGCTATCATTATTGACCATGTTGGAAATGTCAATCGTTTTGGTTTGCCGGACATGGAACGAAAATGGTCCTTAGAAGCGAAAAAAGGGAGTAACAGCAACAAAGCAGAAGCACCTGTAAAAATTTGCCCTGACTGTTTTATGACAGTTTTGTCTAGCAGCAAACAATGCTCACATTGTGGTCATGAATTCAAAGTAGAAGTAAAACCAATACAAGTTGACGAGGCAGCAGAGCTACAAGAAGTAACAGAAGCAGTTTTTAAAGTAAATTATAGTAGTCCAAGCGAATGTACGAACATGAAAGAATTATATGAATATGCAAAAGAACACAATTATAAAAGAGGATGGGCATTCCATCAAGGAAAAGCAAGAGGATTTATCAAATAAAAACGAAAGAAGGAATTTAAAAATGTTTAAAGTAGATCATAATGATGTTTTCACAAATGGAGTAGAAAATGGTACGTATGAGGTGGTTTTATACAACGCAAATGAAGATGCGACAAAAAATGGAGCGGAGTTCATTAATATTGATTTAATTATCCGTAATGATGTAAATCAAAAATTCCAGAATGCGCATATTTTTCACCGAGTATGGAAAGCAAAAGCAACAAATGAATATAGTCGAACGGCATTAAATACAATCGCTAAAGCAATCCAATTACCTAACGGCAAAGATTATAATACATTGGATGAATTATTAAAAGACCTGTTAACTAAGACATGCCAAGTTACGGTAAAAAATGAAGAGTCTGAGTATAATGGTCAAATTTATAAAAATTTAAATGTGAAAGCGTGGGCTGAAAGTAAAATTACTGGACCATTACAACATGTATTTAAAAAGAAAGATGCTGAACCTATGCCAGAAATAAACGAGAGTAATCTACCGTTCTAAGCAATGAGAGGAGCGCACAAACGTGTATGAACAAATTCCGGACGAATTAAAAAAATTAAAACAATGGTGCGCTTTTCAACTTGTTTGGGATGAAGAGCGTGGCAAAAATAAAAAGATTCCAATGAACGCAAATGATGGTTCCTATGGAAATAGTGTGGATGAGCGAACTTGGGCAGACTTTGAAACTGCCCTTACTTCTCTCAACAAATATCAATTTGATGGATTAGGATTTTATTTTAAAGCACCGTATTTTGGCGTTGATATAGATGATATTCAAGACGACATTCAAGATTATTTATACGGAAACACAGAAAACCTAGCTGCTGAATTTATTCAAACACTCTCAAGCTATACCGAGTACAGTGTGAGCGGAACAGGAATTCATATTATCGCAAAAGGAAACTTCCCAGAAGGTGGACGTCGTAAAGGAAATATCGAAATGTACCCAGATGGTCGTTTTTTTGTTATGACAGGTCAAGTAATTGATAACTACAGACAAGTCAATGAAGCGACATCTGCAATACAATATTTGCATACGAAATACATTGGGACTAATGAAGTAAGACAAATAAATAATTTACAATCTACAGTTGATTTGCCTGTAAGTGATATTATTCAACGTGCTGAACGAAGTAAACAAGGCGCACAATTTAAAACACTTTACGACGGATTATGGGATGGACTATATCCCTCACAATCCGAAGCAGACTTAGCTTTTGCAAATATGCTGGCATTTTGGACAGGATGTAATGCAGAAAAAATGGACGAAATTTTCCGTTCAAGTGGTTTGTATCGAACAAAATGGGACCAAAAACGCGGTGCGCAATTATATGGAGAAATGGTTATTAATAAAGCTATAACTAATACCTCTGAAATTTACCAACCTGGCAGTGAACTAGAAGGATATTCTATTTCTATCAAAAATCAGAATAATACAGCACGTAAAGTATATGGGCTGGATGATACTGGTAATGCAGAACGGTTTCGAGACAAATTTCATGACATCGTGCGCTTCTCCTACATTAATAAAGGATTTTACTACTATGATTCGAAAGTATGGAAATACGATAACATTGGTGCGGTAAAAACATTGGTAGACGATGTGATTAAGGACATGAAAAGTGAATTTGCTTATATGGAATCAGAATCCGATGCTGAAAAAGCGTTTATAAAGCACCTAAAGGCAACGAGGAGTAATAAAGGTAAAACCAATATGCTAAAGGAGGCACAACACCTAATGCCAGTCCTCCCAGAAGAATTTGACCGATATAAATATTTCTTGAATACGCAGAACGGTTATATCAACTTACAGAGTGGAGAATTATTGGACCATGACAGGCAAAAGATGTTTACAAAAATCAGTAATATCGAATATACCGATAAAATTGACGCACCGCTTTGGGAGAATTTTTTAAATGATATTTTTGCAGGCGATCAAGAGTTGATCCACTATATTCAAAAAGCTGTCGGTTATTCGTTGTCCGGTTCTACATCAGAGCAAGTCATGTTTATCCTTTTCGGCAATGGGCGAAATGGGAAATCGGTTTTTCTTGATATTATCAACGATATTTTTGGTTCCTATGCGACCAACATCCAGCCACAGACAATCATGGTCAAACAGCAGTCTAGTAATGCAAACAGTGATATTGCCCGTTTACATGGCGCCAGGTTCGTTACAACCACCGAACCAAATGAGGGTGTACGTTTAGATGAAGGACTAGTTAAACAGCTCACAGGTGGCGACAAGGTCACTGCACGACACTTGTATAAGGACGAATTCGAGTTTACACCCGAATTCAAAATCTGGATGGCAACCAACCATAAACCAATTATCCGAGGGAGAGACGATGGGATTTGGCGTCGATTACATTTAGTACCTTTCACAGTAAAAATACCTGACGAAAAAGTAGATAAACAGCTAAAATATAAACTTCGCAGTGAATTGACTGGGATATTGAACTGGGCTGTAGAAGGATTTCTTAAATGGCAAAGGGAAGGCTTGGGAATGCCGAAATCAGTTGAAAATGCTAGCTCTGAATATAAATCAGAAATGGATGTTATTACTGCATTTATTGAGGATTGTTGTGATGTGAGAGAAGGCGAAAAGGTAAATGCCAAAAAAATGTATGAAACATATCATGAGTGGGCGAAAGAAAACGGTCAATATTTAATGAGTAGTACGAAATTTGGGAAAGAAATTGGAATGAAGTTTACTAAGAAAAAAACTAAAACCGCAAATGTATATGAGGGCATTACTTTAAATGACGATTATTATAATTTGAACTTAAATTTTTAAAAGAGGTGGAGGGTTTGTTTCAACTATCCACCCTACTTTAGCCTTAGAGGCGCAATGGTTTTGGCTACTTAATTTCTTAGGAGGTGGATAGTTTGGGTGTTTTTCCATAAACCTTCTACTTTTTTCCTCCTAGTAATACTTTTCCTATTTTACTACCAACTATCCACCTTTTAAAAAAGAAGTAGTTATAAAGGTAGTGATACCAATGGATTTCAGAGGTGGAGGGTTTGTTTCAACTATCCACCAACTATCCACCTTTTTCACCAATTTGACCAAAGGAGTGATTAAATGACAGCAGAAATGGATATACAGAATTCTATACGTTTAGAACTTTCCCGCCATGGGCATTACGTTTTCCGTGCCAATGTTGGCAAAGTGAAATTACCAAACGGACGAATATTTGATACAGGATTACCGAAAGGTTTTCCAGATTTATTCGGATTTCGCGGAACAGATGGAAAAATGTTTTTTATTGAAGTGAAAAATGAGATAGGGAAGTTACGACAAGAACAGAAAAACTTTCAACAAGCGATGGAAATAACGCCAGCTATCTGTGGAGTAGCAAGAAGTGCTGCAGAAGCCGTGCGAATTGTGGAGGAGGGGTAAAATGAAGCTAAGAGATATTACAAACAGTAAATGCGATGTTAGGGAGTATATGAATGTTGATTTTCCAGATTGGCTTTTAGAACAACTAAAGGACGAAATAGATTTTGATATTATTGAGGCGTTAAAAGAGTATGCCGTTATCTATGTGAAGCATAATGCGCTGGAAAAAGAAATAGAACCTTTTGATATTTATAAAAAAGTAGAGGAGGGGTAAAAAATGAAGAGCGACGATTAAAGATGTGATGAATTTAGAGACCAAGGCAGTCAAAATAAATGGGAAGACTGCAAGGGTTTATCAGAAGTGTTAATTGTGCGGAATACGAGTAATATTCTGACAATTGGTTACAGAAAAATGTAACCCGAAGCAAAAAATGTAACCTCCCAAAATCGCATAGTACCAGTAGCAAGACACGTAAAAGTTACAAGTTACATTTTTTTCTTAATAAAAAGTATTATATTTAATTTATATTTAAGAACTGTATACGAAAATAAAAACTTTTTCGCCGTTTTTTTTGTAACCGAGTGATTTTGAAAATCGTGGAGAGATAACAATGTTCAGTCATATTCAAAAATTTATAAACAGATGGAAATTTAATCAAGGATGTACATTGAAGCTATGAGTCTTGATGCGACAATTCCATTAAACAAGGAGGAAAAACGAATGAAAATATATCACACAGAAACACAAGAAGATTACGATGCGTTACTGGAAAACTTGAAAAACGAGGGATGGACGTGGTTTTTTGGTGAGGCTATTACGTCATATAACTCGCAGCTTTGGGAACGGAATAAGCAAAATACTGTTGTGCATATAGAGGAAGAAGGAGTAAGTTGTGGGAGTCTTTCTTATGCTAAATATTTACACCCCAACATACCAATCGAAAAATACAAAGTGAAACAAGACGAAGTTGCAAAGTGGTTCGATGGCGCTGCAAATGCCATGAAAGCATTTGCATCCAATGGAGTATCTATGAAAAAACAAAATACTGACAACGTAAATAATCCATCACATTACACAGCAGGAGGTATTGAAACACTTGACTACATTAAAGCAAAAATAAAAGATTATCCGAGCTATGCTGCTGGGAACATACTTAAATATGTTTCAAGATACGAGCACAAGAATGGCATTGAGGATTTAAAGAAAGCGCAATTCTATTTGAATGATTTGATTGAATGGATGGAGAGTGATTGTAAATGAATCGGTTTGAAAAAGATAGATTAAGAAGAAAGGCAAAGAATATAATCGAGGCAATGCTGGTGTATTTACTATTGTGGCTTTTTAGTATAGTGATACCAATTATGGGTGTTTGGGCACATCTGATTTGGAGTAATTCATTTACGTTATTTATTAAAATTAGTACATTGACTATTTGGTCTATAGAAACGGTAGTCGTAGGGGCTTTACTTGTGAGTTCTTATATAACAGTTAAAAAGTATGTAAGTCAAATAGTCGCAGAAGACTAGCTAAGTTGAATGAGAGGAGAGTGATTGAATGTTTAAAACATTAAGTTCGTTTTATTTTTCTATGATTTTCATTACCGTATTATTGCGCGCTTTCGGCTTTCTTAGTCTTGCAGAAGCAGAATTTATTTTACTATTAATCATTTCTCTTGTCATGATTGAGGATATGAATGGGAGTCGTAAATGACAAGTGACTCTTCGCCTTTACAAGTATTGCTAAAATATAAAAAAATGGGGCTGGTTGACAATGGAGGAATATGTAAATATCAGTTTAGATAAATATGAAAGGTTAAAAATGTTTGAAAATGATAAATACGAAAAAGATGCTAAGGAATTTCTAAAACAGTTTACTAACTTCACAACGATGTTTGGAAATCAAAATGAAGAGTATTACACGGCGCATGTCAACGAGGAAGAACTGAAAAAACTAATTGAACAAACATTAGGCAAAACGTGTGAGATAGAATTTTATTAGGAGAGTGATTAAATGTCAAAGCGATTACGTAAAGCACAATATAAACTTATTGAAGATGAATTAAGATTTTATCATTCTACTAAAAAAGAATTGATGGAAAAGGAAGTTAATGTAACACTGGGCGCTTGGCATAGAGAATACATTGACGAGAACCAAGGTGGTGGCAGTGCAGGGAATATTAGTAATGAAGTGGAAGATCGTGTGATGTTACTGCAAATGGATAAAGAAATAAGTAGATTAAAGAATATTATAAATGCAATTGAGTCTGTGCTTAATAGATTGAATGACGAGGATAAACAATTGATTCAGTTTAGATACTGGGACAGAAGCAAACCAACTTGGGTATGGATTGCCAGTAAGTTGAATATGGATGAGAGTACAGCTAGAAGAAGAAACAAAACAATCATCCTTTCAATAGCTGAAAGATTAGGATATTAAAATATATTGCCCGTTTAACGCCCGTTTTGAACAATAAAATAAGTTTATTATAGTATTATAGGCAGGGCCTATTAAAAATGAAAGTCGAGGGGACTATATGAATTTAGTTAGGTGTTGGGAATGCGGGCAATACATTTCGCAAGAAGCTTCGGTCCATTTCAGAGATTTGTCTGGAGGTAGAAACTTATGCGTTGAATGCCAACATAAGTATCGACAAAAAATAGAAGAAAAGAAAAAAGAATATATTGCGCACAAAATCGAAGCAACGCTTGAAAGAGCAATACATCTTATAGAAAAGCAAGAACAGTGTAGTATGAAAATGGAAGAATACCTTGACCCATATAACACTGTAGTCCAATTTTATAGAAATGACAGTACCAAGTTTGATTCTGCTCATGAAGTAATGGCTTGTACCGAATTGTTAAGAAATCAGATTAAAGTAAGAACACAACAAAAAATAGGACGCAAACGAGTAGATTTTATTTTACCGGACATGAAGATTGTGTTGGAGATTGATGGAGGGCACCATCGTTTTAGGATTGGTAAAGATTCGGAACGAGATATATTTATTCTTAATACTTTGAATAAATCTGAACATGGTTGGGAGATTATTAGAATACCAACTAGATTTATTGAACAAAACATTAGACGTCTTGTTCCTGCTATTAAAGCGTTATACAAAGAACGTCAAGAACTAAGAAATAAACACAATGGGTTCATTCCGTCTTATTACTCAAGAACAAATAAGATGTCTCACATATCAGCGATTAAAGGCGTTGCTTCAGATAATGAAATTGAAGTAATGGAACAAGAAGTGCTAGACGGAACTGAAGATCTATAATCACATGATGATATAGCAGGAGGTTGCTATATTGCCCGGCAGAGGCTTTGTATCTGATCGTTGGTCTTGATGGGAGACGCATCTCATTCCAACCTCACTAGTCCCAACAAGAGACACCTTCTTGTTCAATCTCAATACTCGTGACGGAATAGGTAGACGAAGAACAGGATAGAACTAATGTAGCTAAGGAACGTATGTCTTAGCTTAAAACTCCTGTAAAACAAATTAATTAGTTCATGCAAGGTGCAAATCCTTGCCGAGTATATATTAAACCACACACACCTCTTGACAATGTGGAACGGGTCCTGTATCTAGTGACGGAAATTCATTCCGGATTCGACTGGATGAAATACAAAGTATTGACGAATACCACCGTAGAAGTATTCAGGTCTCATAACTACGGATACATAGAACAATGAAGTCCAGCACATTGCGTGTTGGGCTTTTATATAGGGGTGGATTAATGCTAACACAAGCAGAACGTCATACATTCTATAAGTCAAAGGCATGGGCAAGCATACGTAAAGAAGTATTAAAGCGTGATAACTATGAGTGTCAAGAGTGTAAGAGGCAAGGAAAGGTGTTTACTGATTATCATGACCCAGACAAGCATAAAAGACTCGATGTGGACCATATTAAGGATTTAGAACATCATCCTGAACTTGCGCTTGATATAGACAATCTCACTACTCTATGTGTAAAGTGTCATAACAAAAAACATAATCGCTTTCAATTTAGAAGGAAAATAAATAAATGGGTGAACGATGAACGTTGGTGATACCCCCCGGGTCAAAGGTTTGCACTTTAATTTGGCTCTGGGGAACGGTGTGGGGGTCTTCTCCGCAGAAATATTAAAAAGTCTCATGAAGGAGGGAGGGTTAAAAGTGGAATATAACATAAAGAAATTGGAAAAAGAATTGTTATCAAATATTGATACTACTAGTCAGAAAGAACTCGAAAAAGTTAATCGTTATATTAATTTAATACGTATATATTACGAGTTAGACAAAAGCATTGAAATGGATGGAGCTGTTGTTGTTACTGAAAACGGCTCGCAAAAATTCACGAAAACTAATCCAGCAATACAAGAAAAAAATCGAATCAACACTTCATTATTATCTATTGAACGTTCTTTTATATTCAAAGGCGAAAATGATAATCAAGATGGTAGTGACTTGATATGATATCAAATAAACACGTTGATAACTATATACAGTCGTATAAAAGTGGAAAAATACTACTCAATAAAGAGCGAATCGATCTAATAAATTACTTGCAAGAACATGTTCTAAGTAGAGATGATATATATTTTGATGAGACACAGATAGAAAATTATATTGCTTTTAGTGAAAAATGGTACTTCCCTTTGGACAACTGGGAAAAGTTTATTGCACCATTTATTTTTTTATATTTTAAAGAAGACGATGAACTTTTTTATGAAGAGTTCTTTATAACCCTTGGTCGCGGTGGCGGTAAGAACGGGTTTATAAGTACATTATCAAATTATTTTATAAGTCCGCTACATGGGATTAACAATTACGATGTTTCGGTAGTAGCGAATTCTGAAGACCAAGCGAAAGTTAGTTTTAAAGAAGTATTTAATACAATAGAAGGAAATCCTAAATTGGAAGGCAGCTTTGACGCGTGGAAAGCACAGATTGTTGGCAAAGGAACCAACAGTGTTTTTAAATTTCAAACGTCAAATGCAAAAACTAAAGATGGTGGTCGTGAAGGCTGTGTTATTTATGATGAAACACATGAATATGAAGATAGACAAATAATTGATGTATTCTCTGGAGGACTTGGCAAAGTCGCAAATCCCAGAGAATTTTTTATTGGCACTAATGGATTTGTAAGAGCGGGATTTTATGACAAGTTGGAAGAACGTAGTAAAGCAATTTTAAGTGGTGAAAATCTTAATGATCGCATGTTTCCTTTTATTTGTAAGCTAGATAATCCAGAGGAAGTCAAGAATGAAGCTATGTGGGAAAAAGCAAATCCTGCTTTTGAAAAGCCATTAAGTCCTCGTTCTAAACGCTTACTAAATAAAGTTAGAAAACAATATGAAGCATTAACGAATAATCCAAGCGGCAGAGAAGCATTCATGACTAAACGAATGAACCTTCCAGAAGTAGATTTGGAAAAGGTAGTAGCCCCTTGGAAAGACATTCTCGCAACTAACCGGGAAATGCCAGAACTGCAAAACCGAGCTTGTATTGGTGCGTTCGACTATGCAAGCGTTAAGGACTTTGCGGCTGTTGGATTGCTGTTTCGTGTAGGTGACGATTACATTTGGAAAACCCATTCTTTTGCTAGAAAAGGATATTTGGATGTTGCAAACCTTAAACCACCTATCAAAGAATGGGAAAAACAGGGATTACTGACAATTGTTGATGAACCTACAATCGACCCCCGTCATGTTGTCAATTGGTTTGTTGAAATGCGAGAAAGATACGGTATTCAAAAAGTAATTGGAGATAATTTCCGAATGGACCTGATGCGACCATTGTTTGAAGCAGAAGGATTTGAACTGGAGATTATTAGAAATCCACGTGCAGCTCATAGTTTGCTAGCTCCGCGAATTGAAACACTATTTGCTAATCATCGCATTGTATTTGGAGATAATCCGTTAATGCGTTGGTATACAAATAATGTTGCAGTGAAAATCAAACCGGATGGAAATAAAGAGTATCTTAAAAAAGACGAGCATAGACGTAAAACTGATGGATTTCAGGCTTTTGTCCATGCCCTTTGGCGTGCGGATGAAATAGAAGATATTGATGTAGAAGAGGTATTGAACATGCTTAACGCGATTGCGTTTTAGGAGGTGATAAATTGGGACTCTTTACAGAACTGTTTAAAAGAAACAAAGAAATTGAGTGGATGTGGGATTTAGACTTTTTAGAGGACAAAACTACAAAAGTATATTTAAAGAAAATGGCTTTAAATACATGTGTAAAACATATCGCGAGAACCATTGCAAAATCTGATTTTAGGTTAAAAAATGGAGAAATTAGCGTGCGGGATAAATTGTATTATAAGTTAAACATTCGTCCAAATACAGATATGAGTTCAAGCTCATTTTGGGAGAAAGTGATTTATAAGCTAATTTATGATAATGAGTGCTTAATTGTCCTTTCAGATACAGACGATTTTTTAATTGCTGATAGTTATGTGAGAAACGAGTTTGCGTTATTTCCAGACATTTTCGAAGGAGTTACAGTGAAAAATTATTGTTACGAGCGAAAGTTCAGCATGGATGATGTTATTTTCTTAGAATATGGAAATGAACGATTGTCGGCATTCACAGATGGGATGTTCGAGGATTATGGAGAGTTGTTTGGAAAAATGATTCGCGCACAAATGCGCAACTTTCAAATTCGTGGAGCTGTCAACTTCAAAATGGCAGGCGTTGCAGATAAAGATAAACAAATAAAGCTACAAGAATACATTGACAAAGTCTACGCCTCGTTTAGCAACAACGAAATTGCGATTGTTCCTCAATTGGAAGGCTTCAATTATGAAGAATTTGGAACAACAAGCGTGAATAATAGTCAAAGTTTTGATGAAGTTAAAAAGTTACGTAAAGAAATGATTGATTATGTGGCAAGTATTCTCGGCATTCCTTCTTCTTTATTGCATGGTGACATGGCAGACTTGAGTAACAATATGAAAGCTTATATGGAATATTGTATTGATCCACTCACTAAAAAACTAGAAGACGAATTAAACGCTAAATTATTTACTTCTAGCGAGTTTTTAGCAGGTGAACATATCAAAATCATACACAAAAAAGACATTATAGAAAATGCAGAAGCTGTAGATAAGTTGGTTGCCTCTGGTTCATTTAATCGTAATGAAGTTCGAGAATTATTGGGCGCTGAACGAGTAGATAATCCGGAATTAGATAAATATTTAATTACTAAAAACTATCAGTCAGCAGATGAAGGAGGTGAGAATGGATGAAATTAGAGATCAAAGGAACAATCATATCGAGCAATCAAAAATGGATTTACGATATGCTTGATATGGAAAGCACTAGCCCACGCGATATCATTTTACCTGAAAACAATGAGCCGGTTGATGTAATTATCAATTCTGGCGGAGGCGATGTGTATGCTGGTAGTGAAATTTATACTACATTGAAGGGCTATAATGGCACTGTAAATGTGCAAGTTGTAGGCATTGCTGCTAGTGCGGCTTCGGTCATTGCTATGGCGGGAGATAAAGTGGAAATTAGTCCTACAGCCCAGATCATGGTGCACAATGTTGCTTCCGGAGTGTTTGGAGATTATCGAGATCTTGAACATGAAGCTAAAGTTTCGAAAGGCTTCAATGTATCTGTGGCAAACGCATATATGGACAAGACTGGAAAGAACATGGATGAATTATTAAATCTAATGGGTGAAACTACATGGTTTAACGCACAACAAGCAGTAGAAGCCGGTTTTGCCGACGAAGTAATGTTTTCTAATGAGAAAGCACCGCAATTAGTTGCCAGTCTCTCACCGGTAATACCACAGGATGCAATCGAGAAAATCATAAATAATATTAAACCACCGCAGTTAGATATCGATGCAATTGTAGGAAAAGTAATAAACCAATTAGAACAAACAAATACTAAAGAAGAGAAACCACGAAAGGAAAATAAAAATCCTTTCAAACGGTTTCTTTTTTAATACCCAAAAATAGGAGGAAATAAATTATGACTATCAAATTAAAAAACAACCTCGCGAATTACGAGGAAAAACGCACAGCTTTTGTTAATGCTGTGAAGAATGAAGAAACGCAGGAAATTCAAAACGAAGCATATGTGGAAATGGTAGATGCAATGGCTGCTGATATTATGGAACAAGCTAAGAAAGAAGCACGTCAAGAAGCGGACGCATATATTTCAGCTAGCCGAACAGACAAAAATATCACGAATGAAGAAATTAAATTCTTCAATGATATTAATAAAGAAGTTGGCTACAAAGAAGAAACATTGCTTCCGCAAACAGTTGTTGATGAAATTTTCGAAGATTTAACAACTGAACATCCTTTCTTAGCTTCCATCGGAATGCGTACAACTGGTTTACGTACTAAGTTCTTAAAATCCGAAACTAGTGGTCTTGCTGTATGGGGTAATATTTTTGGTGAAATTAAAGGACAGCTAGATGCGACATTCAGTGAAGAAGAGTCTATTCAAAACAAGCTAACGGCATTTGTTGTTGTACCTAAAGACCTTGAAAAATTTGGTCCTGCATGGGTAAAACGCTTTGTTGTTACGCAAATTGAAGAAGCTTTTGCAGTTGCGTTAGAAAGTGCGTTTATCATTGGTACTGGTAAATCTCAACCGATTGGTTTAAATCGAAAAGTAGCTAAAGGGACATCAGTAACTGATGGTGTATATCCAGAAAAAGTTGCTTCTGGAACACTGACATTCGCTAGTCCTAAAGTGACGGTTAATGAGTTAACAGATGTATATAAATATCACTCTGTAAAAGAAAACAAACATCCATTAAACGTTGCAGGTAAAGTTACTTTACTAGTCAATCCAACGGATGCATGGGATGTTAAGAAACAATACACAAGCTTAAATGCGAACGGTGTTTATGTGACTGCGCTCCCATATAATTTAAATATCATTGAATCATTATTCGTTCCAGAAAAGAAAGCTATTTCTTACGTAGCAGAACGTTATGATGCACTTGTTGGTGGACCATTGGATATTTCTACTTTTGACCAAACGCTTGCATTTGAAGATCTTAACTTGTATGCTGCAAAACAATTTGCGTACGGTAAAGCGAAAGACGATAAAGCTTCTGCTGTATGGACATTAAATATCAAGCCAGCAGAACAAACTCCGGAAGGGTGATTGTAAATGGCTAAATTTGAAGTATTAAAGAAATTTAAAGACAAAGATACCAAAGAAGTATATGAAAAAGGAACAGAAATTGAATTGACTGTAAAACGTGCAGATGAAGTCTCTGATAATTTGGGAACTTCTTTTTTAAAGCGATTGGATGAACCAAAAAAAGATAAAAAAAAGTAGGTGCTGTACATGGAAGTATCAGATGACCTTCTTAAAAAATTTAAAGAGCGTATGCATATTTCTCACAATAGCGAAGATAGCAATTTAAAAGAGTTGCTATCTTTTTCTATTGCTGATTTACAAGAAAAATGCGGGCTGTTTAATGTAGATGAACATGTTCGGGCAAGAGAATTGGTCATTGATCGTACTAGATACGCGTATAATGATTCGATAGAATTCTTCAATGAAAACTTTCAATCACAAATAACTAGCTTAGGCTTCTCTCTCTATGTAGCTGAAAGTGGTGAATCTGATGAAGTTTCAGTTTAAACCTCAAAAAGTTCAGAGCGGGGATTTACGTACTCCGGTTGTTTTTTTTGAATATCAGCCGGCAAGTGGTCCTGAACCAGGTGAAATAGAAAAGATTACCCTTTTTGAATGTTTTGCAGAAGTTTATAAACCATCCATGAAGGACTTAGAAATTTTACATGGCACGGGAACAAAAGAAGCTGTCACAATTAATATTCGAGACACTAAAGGTGAGTATACAGTTAGTAACAAACATTATGTAGAAATATTAGATTATCGTTATTTGGGCAAAAGATTTAATGTGATTGATGTTAGCCCAGACTTGCAAAATAATCGCTTTGTAAATATACTTCTGGGGGTTCAAACATGAGTGTAGAAGTTACTGGAGTAGAAGAGTTGGAAAGACAGTTAGTCAGTTTATTTGGACGAGAAAACTTGCCGCAATTAGTAGACCCTGCTTTAATTGCAGGTGCTACTCTTGTAGCAAAAACACTTAAAAGTGAATTTGTTCAATTTAAAGATACAGGCGCATCTATTGATGAAATCAATATAGAAAAACCTTCGTATGACAAAGGGGTAAGAAGTATAAAGATTGACTGGAAAGGTCCTAAAGACAGGTACAAAATAATTCATCTCAACGAATATGGTTATACAAGGAATGGTAAAAAAATCACACCAGCAGGAACAGGTAGTGTTGCCAGGTCACTAAGAATATCTGAAAGAGCTTATAGGGCAATTGTACAGAAGAAAATAGGTGATAAACTATGATTGATATTTTGAATGTCATATATACAACATTAAGTAAAAACGATATCATTCACACTACTTGCGAAGAGAGAATTAAATATTATGATTTTCCAGGCACAGGTGATTCTACAAAAACCTTCTTGTTAATAATACCTTTAGATGTTCCAATACCAACTAATTTTTCCAGTAATGAATCCAGGATGGAAGATTTTTTAGTACAAATTGATGTGCAATCTAACGACAGATTAATAGTAAAAAAAATACAAGACGAAGTTAGAAAAGAAATGAAACAAATAGGATTTGGACAACTCGCTGGTGGTTTAGATGAATATTTTCCAGAAACAGGGCGATTTGTAGATGCACGAAAATATAGCGGATTGCCCTACAAACTATATCAATAAAAAATAATAGGAGTGAAATAAATGATTACAACAATCGGATTTGAAAAAGCAACTTTTGGAATTTATGATGAAAAAGACGAAAAGGTAACAGAAAAAGTAGAAGTAAATGGTAAGAATAAAAAAGGTGGTACGGTTGAAGCTGATATTTCTGGTCTTGATGCTGAAGCTATTAAAGTTTTCGCTTCGAACGGTCCATACTACATTTCCAAAAAAGGTTCTGGCGATGTTAAGCAAACAATCGGTATCATGGAACTTCCATTTGAATTAGGACAGAAGTTATTAGGTCGTCAAAAGAATGCAGATGGTATTGTAACTGTAGGGAAAAACACTGCTCCACCATATGCGTCATGCGTGATGGAAAGTGAAACGTTGCGAGGGGAGCCGGTGTTCTTTGCTTTATTAAAAGGAAAATATGGACAAGATGACGTTAAATTAAACACATCTGAGAACAAACCAAAGGAACCTGAAGCAACTAGTCTCACTGGTGAATTTGTTTATAATGATGCTGGGGACGTTTTCGCGATGGCTGTGGGCGAAGAATTCCGAGATAAAATTTACAGCATGGCTTTTCCTGGTTTTGTTGAAACACCAGTAGTACCAGAAGGATAAAAAATTTTAAGAGTAGGTGAAATCCTACTCTTTTTTTGTTGACCAAAATCATAAAAAAGGTGGAGAAAATAGTGATTAAACTAGAAATATTTAATAAAAAAGAAAAAAAGAAAGAGCTATATGAGAGAGAAGATACATCTGTAATTGAATTAGAAGAGTATTGGAAACTACAAGAAAAAATTAGAGAATACATCAATACTTCTGATGATCCAAAGAAAACGACAATTTTGGAAATGCAATTAAAATTTATTGTGAAATTATTTGATGATGAAAACATTACAATAGATTTTCTTAAAAAAAATATTCCTTCGAAGAAATTAAACGATACATTGGTGTCTGTCTTTCGGGAGATTTCACCAGAAGAGTACGAGGATGAAGACAGTGGAGATGAGGAAGCAAAGTAATAACGCTTACCGAGTTTTTGTCCGATCTCGATGCAATTAGGCGTTACTGCATGAAAGAGTATGGCTGGACAATTCGAGAAACAGACGATCAAGAATACAAAAAGTTATGTCGTCTGATAATCGAAAAAGAAGAAGCAAAATCAGAAAACAACAAAGTTTCACTTGTTGACTTTGTATCACAATACCAAGATGTCAATTAGGAAGGAGGTAAATAATGAATAAACTTCAAGGATTGACAATTAATCTAGACTTAGATGCTGCCAAAGTAGATGAGGGAATGAAAGGGTTGAAGCGGACCCTCGGCTCTGTGAATAGCGAAATGAAAGCGAATCTTTCGGCATTTGGTAAGGGAGAAAAAACTTTATCTAGATATGAAACAGAGCTAGATGGTCTTAATAAAAAGTTATCTGTTCAGAGCAAAATGGTTTCTCAAACTAAGTCTGATTTTAAAGATTTAGAAAAGCGAAATGCTTCTTTAAATGGAGAGTTGAAAGAGTCTAATAAAACGTTAACTGAGTCAAAAAAACGTTTTGAACAGCTCTCTAAATCTGGTAATGCAACTGAAAAAGAATTAAAAGAAGCAGAAAAAGAAGTCAATTCAAATCAAAAAGCATACAACAAACTTAACAAAGAATTACAACAAATGCCAAAAGCTTTAGCAGCAGGGGAAAAAGCAGTAAATAATGAAGTTGCAAATTACAATAATTTGCAAAGGAAGATTGATACTACCACAGAATCTTATAAGAAATTCAAGAGAGAGCAAGCTGTTAAAAGCTCACCGTGGGGAGCAGTGACTCAAGATTTAGACAAGTATCAAAAAAAGTTAAATGAGACAGGAGATAAACTTGTCGCTTTCGGTAAAAAAGGCAGTTTGTACATGGCTCCAGTTGCGCTTGGTTTAGGTTTCGCAACAAAAAAAGCGGCAGACTTTGAGCAACAAATGTCGAATACTTTATCTGTCATGTCTCCTAGTGAGGTAAATGAATATAAAGATGCTTTAAGAGAACTTGCTATTCAACAAGGTGCGGATACGAAATACTCCGCATTAGAAGCCGCACAGGCACAAGAAGAGCTTTTAAAGGCAGGTCTTTCAGTTAAAGATGTTATAAACGGTGGATTGTCTGGAGCGCTTTCATTAGCAACAGCGGGTGAGTTAGATTTAGCTTCAGCGGCAGAAATTGCAGCTACAGTTTTAAATGCGTTCAAGGATGATAATTTAAGCGTGGCGGATGCGGCAAACATTCTAGCTGGTGCAGCAAATGCTTCTGCCACAGGTGTAGAAGAAATGAAGATGTCTTTACAACAAGTTTCTGCTGTTGCCAGTGGTGTTGGTCTCTCATTTGACGATACATCAACAATGTTAGCAGTATTTGCACAGAATGGTTTAAAAGGTTCCGATGCAGGTACCTCTCTCAAAACAATGCTACAAAGATTACATCCTACGACCAAAGCGGCATGGCAACAATTTGATGCTCTCGGTTTAAGCATTGTGGACAATGAAACTGCCATGAAAGTATTACAAGAAAATGGTGTTAAACCACTCTCGAATGATACAGATAAATTAATGGGACAAATTCAAGATTTAGCTAAAAGTTTGGCAGGTCCAAAGGCAAGTGCTTCTAAAGTGAACAAAGAATTTGAAGAATTGACCGTTTCCACTGGCGCAGTCCACTCCGCGTTTTACGATACAAACGGGGAATTAAAATCAGCAGAAGAAATATCTGGTCTATTGCAAAGTAGTCTAAAAGATTTGAACTCCGAACAGCGTAGTGCGGCGCTAGGTGCTATGTTTGGCTCCGATGCAGTTCGTGCTGGGAATATTGCTTATCGTGAAGGCGCGGATGGAATAAAGAAAATGCGCACTGAAATGGGAAAAGTAACTGCTGATGACGTAGCTAAAATGAAAATGGATAATCTGAAAGGTACTATTGAAGAAATTTCTGGTGCAATTGAAACCTTTGCTATAAGTATCGGAACATCATTGACTCCGGTATTACGTGGTCTAGGAAAGTACATTCAAAAAGCAGCTGATTGGTTTAATGGCTTGAATGATAGTACTAAAACGGTTATCTCTACAGCAGGTGTAGTTGCGGTAGCGATTCCGGTTGCTGGACTAGCATTTGGATTTATTGCAAAAGGAGCAGCGGCTGCTATCTCACCTGTAAAGAAATTAACAGCAGCGTTAGCAGAAAACTCTGTTGCTGCTGGAACTAATGCAGCGACTACGCAACTTGCTGGAAACGCTTTACCAGTCACTGGAGGAAAAAGTAAAGGTTTCTTAGGTAAAGCTGGCTCACTTTTTAAAGGAAGCAAAGGTGCAAAAGTACTATCTACAGCTGACATGACAGGTGATATTGCGAGTTATAGCAAATTCGGAAAAATTGGGGCTGGTTTGAAAGGCGTTGGAAAGGCATTACCTGGTCTAGGAATTGCATTATCTGCAACACAACTTATTGGTATTAACAAGAAAAACGCTGGCGATAAAGCTGGTAGCGCAGGTGGGAGCTTAGCTGGCGGGGCAGCAGGAGCCGCTATAGGAACAGCAATTGCTCCAGGAATTGGAACAGCTGTAGGTGCGGCAATTGGAGGTATTGCTGGAACTAAATTTGGACAGGCGTTTGGTAAAAAAATACAGAAGGAAATACCTGAATATAAAGCTAAATTTGATTTAATTTGGGAGGCACTTTCATTCTCAGCAAAAGAACATCCTATTCTATTGAATCCAGTTAATCAAATTAACGATCAAATTAAAATGGCAAAAGCGGGGTATGCAGCTATAAAAGATGTGTTTGCTAATCCTTTGAAAACGGATATTTCCGGAAAAGGTATTAGTAAAGATACAGCAAAAAATGTAAATTCTTATAAAACTATGTCTCAAAATGCAATCTCTGAATTAAAGTATTTGGAAATGTCCGGGGATGTAATCACTAAATCAACATCAGCTAAAATTAGCAAAAATTATAATGGGATGGTTGCGTTAGTCGAGAAATCTTTTGAGAAGACTAAAAAAAGTACTGATAAGAATTTAAATACTTTGTCAAAGAATAGCATGTTATCAGAAGCAGACATAAAAGCGGTTAAAGAGAAGCAAGCAAAAATACAAAAATTGTCATTAGATGAAGTGAAGAAAAACAACGAACAAATTCAAAAGCTAAATGAAGACATGGCTACTAAAAATGCTAATATTACAAAGAAAGAGAAAGCAGACATAAAAGCAATTAACGCAAAAGCCGCAAAGGAAGGTAGAGTTTTAACTGCTTCGGAGGAACAGCAAATTACGAGCATCAAACGTAATGCTGCAAATCAACGTAAAACTAGTAATCAAATATATAGTAATCAAATTCAAGCAATATCTAAAAAACAAGAAACTGCTGTGGTTAGTTCTTTGAGTAAGTCTGCAAAAGAGCAAAAATTAATTTTAGGAAAACTGAAAGACAGTAGTGGAAAATTAAGTACAGAACAAGCTTCGAAAGTGGTTAGCGAATCGAAGAGAGCAAAAGATGGAGCAGTAAAAGAAGCTAACAAGAAATATAAGGATGTAGTTGCTGCAGCTGATAAAGAATACTATGTAAATGGAACTATTACGAAAAAGCAACATGATGATATTGTAAAAAAAGCAAAAAGCCAAAAAAACAAATCAGTAAGTGAAGCAAAAAAAATGCATAATGGCGTTGTTGATCAAGCAAAAAAACAAGCCTCTGGTCACCTGAAACAAGTAGATTGGGAAACTGGAGAGTCTTTGTCCAAATGGGATAACTTCAAAGCAGGTTTAGCTAAAGTAATTAACTCTGTCACAGGTGGAATAAATAAAGTATTAAAATTCTTTAGTTTACCTACCATCGAGCCATGGAAACCAGCAGGTTACAACAATAACACTAAAACTTCAAAATCATCTAGCAAAAAAAGAACGTCGTATGGTAGTCAACTTGCAATGGATTACACAGGTTCTAACAATGCATCCGGACAAATTATGGCTGGCGAAGAAGGATTTGAGATTGCATATAATAAACGCAAAGCACAAGCTCAGATTTTAGGTGCAAATGGTGCAGAGATAACGCATGTTGCGCCAGGCACAAAAATTTTGAACCATGCAGATTCGAAAAAAGTCATGCAAGGTGGACTTGGTAAAACATTACCTGGATTTGCAAGTGGCAATTCAACAATCAATGATTTCTTAAGTGATGCTTGGAATGGGACAAAAGCTGTAGCTGGAAAAGTAGTTGATTTTTCTAAAAAAGCTTTTGACTGGGCAGCGCATCCTATCAAAAATTTAAATAAACTTTTTGGTGGCTTGTCTGTTGGCGTTAAAATGGGTAACGATGGTAATTTAGGTTCTGATGTAATGAGCTATTTGAAAAATAGTATCGGTTCACCTCTGGAAAAAATGCTATCTGGATTTAAAGAAACGGCGCCAGTGGCAGGACCGGCTGGGAAAGGTGCTTCTGCTTGGTCTAGTGTAATTAAAAAGGCTGCTCTTGCAATGAAAGTGGATTTATCCGGAGGAGAATTAAAAGGTATCATTGCACAAATTCATCGTGAATCTGGCGGGAATGAAAAGATTACTCAGTCATCTGCTGTTGTGGATGTTAATACACTATCAGGTAATCCAGCCAAAGGATTGCTTCAATATATCCCACAGACATTCAATGCATATAGAATGAAAGGGCATAACAATATATTTTCTGGTTATGACCAGTTACTGGCATTCTTCAACAACTCGTCATGGAGAAACGATTTACCTTATGGTAAACGAGGTTGGGGACCACGAGGGCATCGTCGATTTGCTAATGGTGGTTTTGTAAACAAAAATGAAATGATAGAAGTTGCTGAGAACAATAAGCCAGAGGTCGTCATTCCCCTTACTCGAAAAAACCGAGCAGTTCAATTAATTAAAAAAACAAAAGAAATCATTGGAATAAACGATGGAGGAAGTGTTGTTGTCAATAGTCCTGACAACTCTGAAATGGTATTACTGCTTCAACAACAGAACCAGATTTTAATGCAACTACTTCAAAAAAATAGCGATGTGCATCTGGATGTCGATAAAGTTGGGAAGTTGGTAGAACCGACTGTTACAAAAACGCAGAACAATCGTATAAGTCGTAAAGACCGAGTACAGGGGGTTAGAACAACGTGGCAAAAATAGGATTTACGTATGCCGGAATTCATAGTAACGACATTCCAGCAGTTGTTAATAGTATTAAAAGAAATGCAATCAATATCTCTGAGAATATGCAAGAAGTACCTGCCAAAATTGGTGGGTACTTTTTTGGGAATTCCGTCGGTACTAGAAGCTTTGACATTAATATTACGCTTATGGGGAAATCGGAAACTGAACGAGTAGAAATAGCACACGATCTTAATAACTTAATCATCCAAACTAATAGTTTTGAAAGCGAAATAATCTTTGATGATGAACCAGAATGGATTTATTACGGTCATTTTGCCCAAATGGCAGAGTTAACAGAATTACAGACAGATAATTATACAACAACCATTACATTTATATGTAGTGATCCACGTGGGTATGGAGAACAACAAGAAATTAGTTTACCAGAAAGCCCGGCTATAATCGAGGTGGCGGGTTCACAATCAACAAGTCCAATTATTCATGCGATAGCAACCGACGATTTAACTAGTCTATCATTTGCAACAGATGATGATTATATATTTCTAGGGGCTGATATTGACCCCGATACAGGACAAACAGCTGTGAAAATGTATGAGAACGTGTTGTCCGATAGAGCAAATGACATGACTTTGTGGGATGGTATTGGGCAAAGTAATATCACGTGGGAATTAGAAAATGGTAAGCCTGCAAAGACAAGTTCATTTAAACAAACTATAAACACCATTCGTGTAAATTCGTATGGTGAAAAAACAGAAACCGCGCCATACAAATCGTGGAGAGGTCCTGTAATGAAACGAATGTTGACGTCAGAATTAGACAATTGGAAAGTAACCGCTCGATTGGCAAATATTACTCAAAAATACCCACGCGCTAGAACAAAAATAGAATTGTATTTATTAGACAAAGATAGCAAACGCATTGGTAAATTTATGATTAAAGATGCCCAAAATGGGAGAGCTATGAATTTGGGACTAGAGATTGGGAGAACAACGAAAGATAGATACCTTTTTGCTGCAACTGAGGGGAAAGTAGTTAAGAAAAAGAATACGAAAGTGGTTTATTCAAAAAAAGTACAACAAACAGTGAAGTATACAGAAAAAGGTAAAACAAAGACTAAGCAAGTTTGGAAAACAATAAACACGACGTATGAAGTCGGAAATAACTATAATGAATTTTCAGATGCGTACTTTAATCTATCTATTGAAAAGCGTGGACAGTTGTTTATTGCGGAAATAGTTAAATTGAACGATAAAGGTAGTCAAGCTTGGAAACGAACCTACAAATGGAAAGACTCAAATAACAAATTTGCTACTAAGTTAGCAGGCATCGGAATTTACATGGCAAAAATGGATATTCCAGAAGATTTTAATAATCAAACTTACAAAGACAATGATGTTGTTTTTTGTGACTTGGTTGTACAAAAAGTTAATCCAGAGGCAGATATTAAAAATAATCCAGAGGTTATTATTCATAAAGGTGATGAAATTATGATTGATTGTGAAGCTGGGGTCATAATGAAAAATGGTTCAGTGTTCATGGAAAATTTAGCAATCGGAAGTTCATTTCCTTCGTTTTTTGGCGGCTATCAAACTCCAGTGGCTTTCAGCGAAGGAGCGGAGTGGTCCATAGAATACAGACCGACGACATATTAGGAGAGGAGGTATAAAATGTTAACAATTCTAAATAGACAAAGAACAACTGTGGGCGTGTTATCTAATGACATGCCTTTTTCGTGTCCTTTTTGGGATGATGAGAGAAATGAGAAGCTTGAAAACTTTGATGACACATACACTGTTACCATCCCCGCAGAACACGAAATGGCTGAACATATTCACGAAGGTAATTATATTTTGTTTGAAGACGAACAAGCTAAGTTACGATTATTTCGTATTTATGAATCTGAAAACGGGTTAAATATGCAAGGACGATACATCAAAGCAACAGCAGAAAATGCATTTATTTATGATTTAAATGCAACTATTATATCAAATAAATTACTAACTGATATAAGAGCTGATATGGCGCTTGAATATATTTTACAACAGACAGGATGGTCAATTGGTAAGAGAGAATTTGTTGGACAAATACGTACTATTGAATTTGCAGACAATATAACAGCTCAAGCTGGATTACAACAAGTTATTGCAGAATATAAAGCAGAAATTGATGCTTACGTAGAGAGCTTTGGTGGTCAAATCATTAATTATAAATTTGATTTAGTTGACGAGCGAGGCAACAATACTGCGAAACGATTTGAGTACGCAAGAGACATTCAAGGTCTTAAACGAATTACAACTGATAAAACGATGTACACTGCTCTTATACCGCTTGGTAAAGATGGTTTGACAATTAAATCAGTGAATAATGGTTTAAATTATATTTATGATGATGAAGCGAACTGGCTGTATAACGATGGCAGAGAATATTTAAAAGGGGTCATAACAAAAGATACAATAACAAATGCGCAAGCTTTAAAAGATTGGGCGCAACTGGAGCTTGAAAAAGTTAATCATCCTTTATCCACGTATGAGGTAGACGTGATATTACTAGCAGAAATGTTAGGGTATGAGCCACACCAAGTCACACTTGGAGACACAGTGAGAGTAGTCGATTTGGATATGGATATAACTTTATCTGCAAGAATCATAGAAAAGACAACTTCTTTTAGTGATCCGTCTAAAAACAAGGTTGTTCTTGGTGATTATATCGAATTGGAAAACGTCACACCACTGGCTATTTGGGAACTTCAAGCGCAAATTGAAGAAGCTAAAAAACAAATAGAAGAAACGAAGACGTGGAAAGTAGAATTATTTAGCACGAGTGGTTCTACTTTTAAAAACAATGCTGGCACTACACAACTTATTGCAAGAGTTTACGATGGGAAAACAAACATAACGAATGGTATTGAGCGTGGTGATTTTATTTGGGAGAAGATAAACAATGACGGTACACACGACTTGGTTTGGGAAGACGCACAGATAGGCGTAGGTAATGTTGTTAATATCTCTGGAGAAGACGTTTTTATCAATGCCACTATTAGATGTTCGGTCAATCAAGGAAGTGAAGCTAGTATATTAATGATTAATGAAGAAGAAAGTTATATGTATGCTGAACTTCCACGCGAATTCCCTGCTGGGATAGAAGTAAATTTATCGGTTATGCAATGTGCACAAATAGACGTGGAAAATGGTTATATATACTGGTCGCAAGAATATTATGGAAGTAAAAAAAGTAAAGTCGGTGGACAACAATCATACAATATTTATAGAACTACGCTTGATGGTACTTTCGTCGATATGATGTGGGTTCTCGGCGGAGGACATGGGACTATGTTTGGCGTGGACACTTCGTCTGGTGAGGCGCACATCTGGTCTTATTATGTAACACCATTGCCACAGGCAGAGAAGGCGATAGCAATGTTTAAATATGTCCCTTTCAAAGAACAGTTTTATGACGACTCAATGGCATTTAAACTTGAAGCACCTGACGGATTCCGCGTGACATACGACCAAACAAGCGACTATGTAGTTATGAGTCCAGGCGTTTCCAATTTAAGTATTAATGTTTTTAAAAAGTCTGATTTATTTGCCGGCAGAATAGCTCCTTTATATACATTCAGGACAAGAGATTGTGGATTTACAACTACTTTGTATACGCTGCAAGGAATGCATGTAATGTTTCCATATGCGTATTTGTCAGCAGGAGGGAGTTTTACAGGCACTGATAAAAATCAAGTTTGGTGTTGGGATATGATTAATAATAGTTTAGTTTATCATCATATTTTTCAAAAAAAATATTATCCTGCACAAGGTTCAACTAACGAATGCGAAGGAGCGTATCCATTTCTTGATGCAAATGGCAAACGAATGATGCAGCTAAATTTAGGGCAAGGAGAGGCGGGCAAACGATACAATCGTATTTATGCTATGCCAGAAGAAAGGATGTTGGATAATGACAATTAGAGCAGCAGCGGAAATAACATTAACAGATATTAATGATGCAATAGTAGCTGGTGAAGCACCGTTAAACCCAACCACCGATTTACTGTGGATGGATAGTAGTGTGACACCAAATGTTTTGAGAAGGTGGGATGGAGAAAAATGGGTGAGTCAAACATTAGATATTAAGGAAGCAGATCCAGAAATTAACGGAAAAATAGAAGAGGCGATTACCGTTGCGAACAATGCATTGATTGAATCAGTTAGTAATCATAAACCGGTTTTTGATAAAACTCAGCCAAGCGCTCCAGTCGAAGGTGACACATGGTTTAAAATAGACGAAAACACTAAAACAATTGTTGGTGTTTTTACTTGGAACGGGAATAGTTGGGTAGAATTACCTTTGGATTACAACGCATTGCGTGTGGGTAAACTTTCAGCTATCACTGCCGAGCTTGGTGATGTGAAAAGTGGTAGCATTACTGGTGCGGAATTTATTCATAACATAAATTACAAAGATAGCGACGATAATCTTTACACTGGAACTGTCAAAATGAATGATGACGGGTTCAATTCAACTTCATATTTGCCTACGGGTATAGGGTCGGCAGTATTAGAAAGTATCATCAGTACACTAGGCGGATACAAAGTTGCGCAGAAACTAATCGATGTTGCCGGGGAAAGTAACCTAGGAAATTCTATTTTAACTAGTAAATCTCTGCAGTTTAATGAGAATGGAAATATTAAGCTTTCTATTGATGCAGATTCGTTTTATAAAACAATTTGGAAAGATTTACCGCTTAACGCAGGATATTCAACAGCCGAATTTAATACACCTCAATATATGATTTTATGCATTTTTGGAATTAGAATTGTGTTTTTCCGTGGTCAAGTTAAAAAATCAACCGCATGGGCATCAGCTAACGCTTTTGCTTCTGTGCCTCTTGAGATACAGACAACAAGAACGGCGATGGCTTACGCGCCAACGAGCAAATCGACTGGTGGTCGAGTACATGCGTCTTCCGCCAATGCAATGAGTTTTATGCCCGTCGACACTAGCGTTACTTATTTTGCGTTAAATCAATTATTTTATGTTTTAGATTAAAGCCGAGCAAGGCTTATTTTTTATGGGGGATGATGAAAATGTATGATGGGCTAACAAAAGTTTTTGATTATGCTTTAGCGAAAGAAATGTTCTTCGCGGCGCTCTTTGTAGCGCTTTTTATAATCTTACTAATTATCACAAAAAGAATTTGGGATGATTCAAAAATTGTAAGAATAGAAATGAAAGAAGAACGCGAAAAAGTGGAGGAAGAACGAGAGAAGCGTAATAAGGAATCGAAAGAAGAGAGAGATAAATTTATAAGTACGATGAACGAACAACAGCGATTGATGGATAGGCAAAATGACATGATGAAACAGCAACAACAATCAATTGACAGCTTGTCTAAATCAGTCGGAAAGTTAGCTCACAAAGTAGATTTATTGGAACACAAAATAACGAAGTAAAGGATGATAGAAATGGAGTTTGGAAAAGAGTTACTAGTTTACATGACATTTTTAGTAGTTGTAACACCTGTGTTTGTTCAGGCGATTAAGAAGACGGAGTTAGTCCCGTCTAAGTGGCTTCCGACTGTTAGCATACTTATTGGTGCTATTCTGGGCGCATTAGCAACGTTTTTGGATGGCTCTGGATCGCTTGCAACGATGATTTGGGCAGGCGCTTTAGCAGGAGCTGGTGGTACTGGATTATTTGAACAATTTACTAATCGAAGCAAAAAATATGGAGAGGATGATAAGTAATGGCATTAACAGAGGCATGGTTAATCGAAAAAGCAAATCGTAAATTAAACGTTTCTGGAATGAATAAATCTGTAGCAGATAAAACCCGAAATGTAATTAAAAAAATGGCGAAAAAAGGAATCTATTTGTGTGTTGCGCAAGGTTATCGCTCGTCAGCAGAACAAAATGCGTTGTATGCGCAAGGTAGAACAAAACCTGGCGCAGTTGTCACAAATGCGAAAGGTGGACAATCTAATCATAATTACGGTGTAGCGGTAGACTTGTGTTTATACACAAGCGACGGAAAAAATGTTATTTGGGAGTCGACAACTTCGCGCTGGAAAACAGTTGTATCAGCTATGAAAGCAGAAGGATTTGAGTGGGGCGGAGATTGGAAGTCTTTTAAAGATTATCCGCATTTTGAATTATATGATGCTGCTGGCGGTGAAAAAGCTCCATCGACAAGCACAAGTAAACCAAAGCCATCTGCAAGCTCAAATAAGAACGTTTACTACACAGAAAATCCACGAAAAATTAAAACACTAGTACAATGTGATCTATACAATTCAGTAGACTTTACGGAGAAGCATAAAACAGGCGGAACATATCCGGCAGGCACTATCTTCACGATTACAGGAATGGCTAAAACAAAGGGCGGGACACCTCGCTTGAAGACGAAGAGCGGTTACTATCTCACTGCTAACACGAAGTTTGTTAAAAAGATTTAGTTTGTTGCCCTCGCTTTTTGCGGGGTTTTTTTGTTTTATAAACAAGATACTATTAGTTTGAAGTTTAATAATTGCCCTTTTATATAAAAAGGCAATTTAAATTTGATAAAAAGGTTGAAAAACTAAGCTTGCATACATTTTAGGTGCAGGCTCTTATGGCCCTTTTGGGTATTTAAGTTTCTCTAATTGGTGTAATAGAGAGAAGTATTGTAAATATTTTCTTCTGGATCATCAAAGGAAATTCAAGTTCAGATTACGTGAAAAAGTACGTTTGTCAAATTATGGAGAAATTAAAGACAACCAAACGGTAGAGGTAAAACTTGAAGCTTCTGCCAAAGCTGCCAAAAAATCTACACGCAAGAAAGGCAATAAGGTAAAGTATGATGGTTATGTGGATCGCGATGGTTTTATTTGGATTGGGATTCATACAAAATACGGCACTCGATACTATGTAAAGGCTCGTAATTCAAAAACAGGCAAGGCACTAGGAACGTTTAAATAACCAAAAAGCCCACTCTCGGTTGAGGGTGGGATAATTGTAGTTGTAAATGTACAGCTAGTAGTATAAAATCTATTAGAGACAAAGACTGTTAGTACAATAGAAAACGTTCTTTGTAGGAGGTTTGAAAATGAATGAAAAAACAGTAACGGATCAATGGGTCAGAAGGGAAATTGAGAAGCTAAACATTCCTTATGAAGAGCAAACTTCTAGTAATCCAGAAATCCGAAAAGCTCTAAAAGGGGCAAGTAAGCAAAATGGTAAGGGTGTAGGTAAACCAGAATTCATCTTTTTTTCAAATGGAAGATTAATTATTATTGAAGATAAGCTTGATTCTAGTCGATTAATTAAACCAGATCAAGGTGAAATAGATTTAACTTATCCGTCTACCAATTTATATGCTGTAAATGGTGCGGTTCATTATGCGAAACATATCGTAGAAAAAACAATACTTTTTGACGAAGTGATAGCAATTGGTATTTCTGGTAATAGAGAAATACAACCAATATTTGTTTACAAAAAGGAAAATAAGATTAGTATAAAAAAACTGAACAAATTACATAACCTATCAAGTTTTGCTCCTGATAAAATAGACGAATGGTATAGAGTTAATATTTTAGGCGAATTAACAAAAGAACAAAAAGAAATAATTGAATTGCAGGCTATCGCAAGTGAAATTCATGAAGATTTAAGGAACTATGGATCACTAGAAGGAGAAAATAAAGCAACCGTTGTGTCTGCTATATTGCTGGCCTTGCAAGACGATACGCAGGATTTATCAAAATCTTTAAAAGGAAGAACGGAAATTGAAAGTAGAGATGGCGATTTAATTTTAAGCGCTATAAATCGGTACCTCCAAAGAGTTAGACCAATTAGTAATGCAGAGCGCTGGAACGAGAAAATTAGCATTTTGAAAAACAAGTTTTCTTTTATTAAGACGAATCCATATCTTAACTCTGAAAATGCTTATTTAGGATGTACACCACTAAAATATTTCTTGATAAAACTAAAAGATAAAATTTTAGATCACTTTGATAAAAATACAGAATTTGATATATTGGGTCATTTTTATGGGGAATTTGTGAAATATGGTGGAAGCGATGGAAACCCCTTAGGAATAGTACTTACCCCTAGACACATAACGTCACTAATGGCAGAATTAATTGATATACGACCAAATGATAAAGTGTTAGACCCTGCATGTGGATCCGGGGCATTTCTAATTTCTGCAATGAATCGAATGCTTAATAATGCTGTAAGTGAAGAACAAAAAAATAGTATCAAGCAAAATCAACTTTTTGGAATAGAATTACAAGAAAAGTTATTTACTGTTGCGACAACTAATATGATTCTTCGCGGAGATGGAAAAAGTAATTTACAGCTTGCAGATATGTTTACGAAGTCTGGTAAAGAGATGCAAGATAAAGGAATTAATAAAATACTTTTTAATCCGCCTTACAGTCAGGCAAAGACTAAAGAACTAAGTCATCTAAGCGAGTTGAGCTTCATAAATCATGCGTTAGATATGTTGGTTGAAGAAGGGAAATTAGCGGTTATTGTACCTCAATCAACCATGATTGGTAAAACCAAAAAAGATAAAGAGTTTAAAAAAGAAATATTAAATAAGCATACCTTAGAATATGTCATTACACTAAATAAAAATACGTTTTATGGCATAGGAGTTAATCCATGTATAGCTGTATTTACAGCTCAAATTCCTCATCCTGAACGCAAACACGTGAGATTTTTTAATTTTGAAGATGACGGTTATGTTTTAAAGAAACACCTTGGACTTACTCCAGACGGAACTCTCCCAGAGGAAAAACGAAGATACTTATTAGATAATATCAAAGGTGATATTTATGATATGCAAAATGAATTTGTCATAAAATCAACAATAACTGCTGAAGATGAATGGTTGCACAGCTATTTTTACTTTAATGATAGTATTCCTGAACCAGAGGAGTTTGCTAGAACTGTACAGGACTATTTAGCTTTTAAATTTGATCAAACGATCCACGGAAGAGGCTATTTATTTGAGGATAATGAGGATGACATCTCAAAAAAATAGATCCCACTCTACCAAGCTTAGATAAGGTAGAGTGGGGAGAATTTAATACTCATGAAATTTTTGATATTCAAAATTCTAAACCTTATCACAAAAATGATTTGACTGAAAGTCAAAAAAGAGGAATTCCATACGTGACTAGGACATCTAGAAACAATGGATTAGAATGTCTAGTTCTACCAGATGATAATTTTTTTAGCTGTCCTAAAAATGTTGTTACATTTGGTGCAGAGTCCGTTTGTTTTTTTTCACAACCATATGAATTCATTACTGGTAATAAAATGTATTATTGCATTAGAAAAAATAGCACTGACTTGTCTATTGAACAATGCCTATTCTTACAAGTAGCATTTACAAGTTCTTTAGAAGGGACCGAATACGGATATGGGATAGGCTTGACTGGAACAAGATTATCTAAACGTAAAATCTATTTACCTCTATCAGATGACAAAATACCTAACTGGAAATATATGGAACAATATATTATAAATATAATGGCTGAAATCAGAGTCCCTAAGATAATACCAGTTGGCAACAGCGAAATTAATATAACACAAAAAAAATATAAATCATTTGCGATAGGAAATTTATTTAAAATAAAAAGAGGTAATTCTGGAGCAAAGAATACGCTCAAGCCAGGAAAGACACTTTTAATAGCTGCTCGAAAAATTCAAAATGGATTTGATAGTTTTGTAGAAAAGAGGAATTCTTCAACGGTGTTTTCAAATGCAATAGCTATTAATAATAATGGTGATGGAGGAGCTGGAATCGCTCATTATCATCCTTACGAATTTGTAGCAACCCAAGATGTTACGGTGTTAATTTCAAAAAATGAAATAGGGAAATTAAGTAAATTATATATTGCGCAAGCGATTACAAATCAAAGAAAAAATATGAGTTTTGGTTTCGGAAATAAATTAAATTCTAAAAAATTAGAAAAACTTCAAATCATGCTCCCTGTCACTGATGAAGGAACACCAGATTGGCAATTCATGGAAGACTATATTCGTTCTATTCCAAATTCTCATTTAATCTAACCCACCATTCGGTGGGCTTTTTTTATGCAAAAAACGCCAAGCATGTGCTTAGCGTGCATCATTTATCCTTAATCATTCCCTTATGATTAATTTTTCCCTCTATAATTAATTTTTCAAGTTCCTTCAAATCTTCCAACGTAGCTTTATTCTTTATAAAAGAACGCGCAGCTGAACGAGATTTTAAATAGTTTGCATGTTCTTTGTTCTTGCTTTGCCATGCCTTATTTGCTTTCAACTGCGCGTCAGAGGTCGTTTTTTTCGTCATAATTAATCACTTCCTATTTTTTATTAAATACACTAAACAAGCTAATGTAGTCAGTATAGCAATGATAGTTAATGCTGTGTTCTGAAAGTAACTAGCGAGTCCGTTAACACAGATAACAATTAATATAATCCAGATATATTTATTCATAATTTGTGAAAGGCATGTTATAATTTAATAGAGGGAGGGGAATTTCACCCCTCTGAATTTACTTGTCCTTGTTTTTATCTTTCTTGCGTAATGTTATCAGCGCTACTGCAAGAGTGATAATTTCGAGGACTGTTTTTATTTCCTCTAAAACATCCTTCACTGTCTCAACTCCTTTCTATACTTATATTATAATACATGTATTATGCAAAGTCAAACATTATTTTATTTTAATCCTATTTACCGCTTGATTTCAAGAACATTTGTTCGTATAATGTTAGCAAGAGGTGAAGTAAATGTATAACTTATTTGATGATATTTTAGAACATTCAATAGTATTAGCAGATGCACTTAAGCGTAACTGGTCGATAGAAGTACTGTTTTTAAAGAACAATCATCACATGCGATACAAGTATGTCGTGCCTGTCCACATTGATAACGAAAAACATATTGTACAGCTTGAACGCTTTGACGAACGAATAATTGACATTAATATAGAAGATATTATTAGTTGTGAGATTATGTCATGAGAAAATATAGCTTTAATGATTTTAGATACATCTGCTATATTGAGGGAAAGAAGAACGCTGTTGAAAAGTTGTTCGCAGGGTTGCTTGAAATAAAAAAGTTAAAAGCTTTTTGTAGAAAAGTAGACAAGAAAGATATAGATTTAAAAACTATTTATCAAGAGTATTTATTTCAATGTAAAAACAAATAA